CCATATGTGACAGGTGCATTATCTCAACAACATCCGTTTGAACACATGTATGATAATCCCGTCTACAATAATGTAGATGGAGATGATGATGGCTTGCCTGATAATCCAGGAGAGATTTTATATTATGTTCCGACCAGAACAGGAATGACAAACACCTCAAATATTTCAGCAGGTTTCTCTGCAACTCTGTCTATTCCAATGAATAAAAAGCAACAGGAGTTGTGTGAGAAAGCAGCAACAACTCACAACGAATATCGTGCTCAACTACTTGCTAACAAGAGATTAGATTTTGAGATCGCCAGACTTAAGAATTGCGGAGAATTATATAAACAAGGAATAATGTTTCATCCCAGAAGTCCGTACTTTAAAGTCTGTGCTGATGTGGTGGTGATGAATAAGAATGCGATTGCACCTCACTATCATCCTATTTCCCCCTCGTCATCCTCCGCAAAGCCCGAATCGCCTGTGAGCGTTCGCGCTGAAGATCTCGGCGCTCCTTTAGGGATTCAATCTTCTGCTTCTTCCCAATAAGTTTTTGTACTTTACCAATAACTTTTTTGATTACTGGTTTGATAACCTTTAACAGCAAATCAGCAAGAGGTTTTGCAAGCAAAGCAGAACTAGTTGCAACAATAGCAATACCACCAGTAGTCGCTGCGACCTGTGGTGCTGGTAAGTATTGTGCCGTCCAAGGAATATCCTCATAGAGAACCACACAGATTTCACCTTGTAGTTCAAAACCAGAGACTCTCTCTTTCTGGTTCTGTGCTACATCACCGATGCGTGGTGCATTGGGTGGAGGACATTCAACTTCCTCATCTACTTGAGGAATAGCATCAGTAGGAACCTCAGGTGCAGGAGGAGTTTCTGGTGCTTCGACTGGAGGTGGTTCGGGTTCCTCTTGTTTGTATATTAAATCTTCAGGAGTATAATCCATCGCATTGTAGGATGGATACTCATTAGTGCAAAGTATCTTCGTTCCTTTTGGATCGTCTTCTGCTAGTTGCGGACCTCCATCAGGATGAGATTCTACACAACCAGGCATGTTGACGATAGGACTACCAATCTCAACTACTGTTGGGATATCAATAAAATTAACCACGGGTGGAGCGATTTCCCATACCCGTGCCCGTGGTATTCCTTGATCTGGGATTACAATATTACGAACCCCGATATCGGGGATATTCATCAGAAACCTGAAGGAGGAACACCAGGAATAGCACCACCAGTGGCAGATGGCACTTCAGGAACTGCATTATCCAACATACCAGGAAGTGCATTTGTGATTGCTTCTGTTGCGTGCTTGGTGACTTGTTCTTTCACACTCTCAATCAGCGCTTCTCTATTTAAAAGAAGATAACCAGCACCACCGATGAGAGATGCACTCCCAACAAATGATACAACTGCTAAAACATTAATTACTTTTTGCATCTTCAGAATCCTCTATAATGTCTGTAATACTATGAACATAATTTTCTTTAGAGAGTGCCACTGTCGCACACTCCTTCCCATCTACAAAAGATCTTGCTTTAGTAGGCCATGTCATTTCCATGGTGATAGTCAATAATGTAATAAATCCAAAAATGAAAATATGACTAATCATGATTATCATCATACTGCATTATATAGACGATAACATATATAACTCCCGCAAGAAGTAAGAGAAGCATAACAATAATGCTCCACGTTACATCAGTTACTTCATTCAGCGGTTTCAGAAATAGATTCATCTTCACAATCCCTCATCATTGTTGCTACTTCACCACCTATATCTGCACCAGTATCCTGTCCTAACATCACTGCCCAACCAGATATCAACCAACCAACATAAGGAATACTGGTGAAGATAGGAGCAATCCCAGCTCCGACACTAGCACCTACCATCCTTCCTGTTGATTCTCCAGCGCCCTCCGCTTTGATACATTCTAGGTTTTGGGCACTTAACTTTCCCTCGGCACCTCCACCCATGTGGCGGGCACCATCCATAGTATACTCTTCTTCTCTTATAATTACTGAATTGCCACCGATTCCAAAGAAACCATTGTTCTTATCGACATGCTTACGCACACCAAGCACCTTTGGATCATTAGCATTATATTGTATTCTATACCCATTCTCACCTGCTTCCACAGTGTAAGATGTATAGTCTCCTACAGGCAAGTTTATAATGGGAAGGTCATTCCTGTTTATCAGATGTCCTAATATACCAATGTGGGCAACACCAAACAGTGTACCCACACTCAGAACTACCCACTTAAATGGTTGGTTTGACTGGTGGTTCATCACTACCTCTTCCAATAGTAATAGGTGCCTGTTCGATACGAATCGTTTGAGCAGGAGCAGTTGCCGATGCCTTCTCAATCAGTTTCTCCATGTCTGCCTTGGAGATTCCTCCTCCACCACCAGCAGCACCACCATTCTTGCCTTTCGCAGTCTGAACCCCGAAGGTAGCTAAAACCCCAGTGAAGACACTGGCGATGAATGTGGGATCAAGTTTCTGTTCTGGGATACCGAGTGCTGGTGGGAGTTTGATGTATGCCAGCGTAAGTATACCCCCAGACCACACAAGAATACCAAGGCGGACAAAGGTACTAAGAATAGCCAGTTGCTCTTCAGAGTCCTCAACTTTTTCCTTGAGTTTTCCCAACGGACCCTTCTTTTTGGGTTCATCTTTCTTGACTTCCTCGGACATTTGCAGAAAGCATGGCAGCTTTATTTAGCGTCTTGGATATCTATCTTCGGGAAAATACAAATCATATGGAAGACTATAATGTCCCATATTCATATAATAACAGTCAAGAGTTCTTAATTCTTCGATGGGAGTTTTGTTTTCTTTATAGACACTAAACTCCATGATATTCTGACATTTTTGAACCACAGAAGTGGGAACCTGAACAGGTTTTTTCGTGATAGGACTAGTGATAAACACTGGTGCCAGTGCAGCAATCAAAAAATTCATTTAATGTACCCATTTTCACGCAACCACTCACCAGTCATAGGAGTTGGTTCATAATCAGTCCACATAGTTCCAGCGGCACAAGATTCAAGAGCTGCTAATGTCATCCCTTCAGTTCTACCTGCCCATTGTGCTTCTGCTTCCCATGGCACAGCATTAGCAGGATAAGTGCGTTCAGCCATCACACGCCACAACATCGGAACAGCTTCTTCAGGTTTAATGATGGCAATCATATTGTTCTTGATAGAACCTGCCATACAGTCCTGTGCAGCGTGCCAACCCTCATGACGCATTACCATCATTAGTGCAGAAGGAGTATCCATATACTTTTTGTTCAAATAAAAGTTATTAGATACTGTATGATAGACACCACGATGTCCTACAGGAAAATACTTCTCTGGTGCTAGAAACACTTTAACTCCGACTGCGTTAAGGGAGCGAAGCATGTTGTTGAACTCATTAGTAACAAAAGTAAACTCATCAACATTAGGATAATTACTAGAGATGTCCAAAAGACTAGTGACTTCTTCGACTCCATCGGTACATTCGCGAACTAACATACACCCCATAGCGTCCATTGTATTGTAACCCTTGGTGATTCTAGAGTCATCTGCAAGTGCAGGAACAGAAAGTGATGCTGCTGCCAGCATACCCATAATAATTTTTTTCATGAATAATAAGCTTGATAATACTTTACGATTCCAGATGTGCTGACATGCCCTTGAGAAACCCAATCATGACAGCAAGTAGTGATACTCTCCATAGTATAGCGTGGTTCACCGTTTTCTGCAGTTACACTACCAAATTTATTTAAAAGGATTGCATAAACCTTTCGACGAAGTTCCATGCGTTCCTCATTATAGCGCCAGTCTTCATTCATCGAAACTGTCCCATACCATTACCAGAGTTCCAACCACCTTCTTGGAAATTTTCAGAACCACCTTGCGATTCTTTCACAGTATTCCAACTTCTGGTTGCAATCTGATACATACGTTCATGAATATCCTCAGGTTCACCACCCTGTTCAATACGACGTTGTTCTTCTTGTTGTTTCACTTCCATTTCTTTTTCCATATAATCTATTTGCTTTTCGGTTCTCGTTGGTGTTGAAAACCAAGGATCTTCTTTTTGAACTACAGGTGCAGGAACAGTTCTGTATATATTTTTTTCTGGAATCTTACCATAAGGACTGATGCCATGACTGAAATGACTTGGACCTACACTACCTGCGGGTGCCTCTAATTCATCTACTTTCTTTTGTTCAGGTTGAACTGCCTTTACAGCAGATTGGAGAAGTTTTTTAAATTTACTAATCATGCCCAGACAAGTTGTTTACTATAGTTATATGAGTAATATTCTCTATCACCCTTGATTCCCCATCCTAACCAATAATAGGCAGGAACCATGTATTGATGCACACCATATCCACGTCCCTCAAACTCTGGTAGAAGTTTTTGAAACTGATTTTCATTAATCATATATCGTGTCTGTCCCTCAATGGTACTGGGATTACAATCATACTTCTTACAAAAACTTCCCAGTCCAAGATATCTTGCTTTAGTAGTCCATTGAATTAAACCATATCCTCCACTATGACACTGTTCATAAGGGACTCTAGCACCTCCTTCACAGATATCAGGATGGAACATACTCTCTTGTTTGATATTGCCCATAATAGTAGCAAGGGCATTCTTATCAGAAATCTTTGTTTGTTCTTGAAGTTGTGCCAAGACATACTTTTCGTTGTCATTACATCCAGGGCACTTCCAAGTTTTTCTTACAACTTCAATCGCTACAGGTGGACTTTTTATCTCACTCGGATATGCACAAGCAGCACCAGCAGCAAGGACGGTTGCGATAATAGCTTTATTCAACATTAGTCAATTGAGTCTCATCACAAGTTATGTTATTGTAGCATCAAACTGGAACTGAGTCAAATTTGTCAGGAGTTCCATATCCGTGCTCTGGAAAATATGTATGGAACAGATTGTTTGCTTCTATGTGCTTTCCTTCAGAAGTCATTTTCTTACAT